CCGGTACACGCTAGTTCCTGTGAGCCGGTGGTGTTATCTTCCTGCTCGAAGTATTGCAGGTCATTCCAGTTAATATCTTTAGGCATTGATGCTAGTAGTTCTTTATATTGTTCAGCACTGATGTCCTCATAAGGAGCTTGCTGATACGTATGTTCACTTACTGGCAACAAACTAATACCACTACACAAGTCAAAGTTATCCCAAATCCACTGAGCTACCTGAAGGAACTCGCTGTCAGTGTAGTATACTGTGATACTTGGCTTATGCTCACACCAATGATTCTGGTACATCTTCCAAAGCTCTAGCTGGTGCATTGCACCTACGTCACTGACCGTCACACTGGTCTCTGGTGCCTTGACAGGGAAGCTAAACACCGATGACGAATCAGACATCACATCATCTTCTACAGGGAATCCTGCGGCTGACATGAAGACTGCAAGCGGGTCTTTCTTGTCCGAACGTACCCGTCTAATGTAATGCTTAGAGAAGCGAGGATGGATGCCACTAGCACTATCGACAAGCTGAGAAACAGTACCACTCGGTTTAACAGCAGTAACGGCAGTAGACTGATTGATGCCAAGTTTCTTAGCCCACTTCTTATTAGTTTCAATAGCAACATTTCTCACATTCTCCAACACCACTTCACAATGCGGTGAGTTAGGTGTGCTTAACAGTTTGTTGTCCATGATACCTGTCATACTCACGCCCAGTAAAGCCTCTTCCTCTGTGTTCTTCTTCCAGATGTTACGTAAATATCTGAAGTCAGTCAGGGTAGCCTGTAGTGTACCAATGATGGCCGCTACTTCCGCCTTAGCTTTCAACGTCTCTTCCGTGTCATCCTCTCGTACTACAATCTCTGACAAGTTACAGAACTGATTACTACGTAGGATAATCTCAGAGCAAGGGTTAGTACCGAAGTCATAGTTAGGGTCACGACGGCCATTCCTAGCTGCAATCTTCTGTGCTGCTACACGACTAAACAAACCACGTTCACCTGACTTAGACTCGTACAATGTCTGCATCTCATTAAGGAACGCCTCGAAGTCTGGCTTCTCTGTGTACGCTACGCTGTTGTTAGCCAGTCTACGGTGTCCGTTAAGCTCCCACCATGCTCCTGACTTAGCCTTCGCCATACGTCCGTCTGAGAGGTTTGACAAGCTAATCAAAGCTGAACGTCTTACACCACCCACAACTACAATGTCAGCAACCTTACACACTACATCGTGACATTCAAGGCTGGTTAGCTTACGTCCCTCTGCCTTGCGGAAGACATCAACACAGAAGTGGAACAAGTCCTCCAACGGTTGTGCCCCTGACGCTCGGCCACCGAATGTCTCTAGTCTTGCACCTGCGGGTCGTACCTTTGACATATCCCAGTTAGGTATCTTACCTGCGTACAGCATAGCGATAAGCTCACGGAATGCTGATGCCCATCCTACCTTACTGTCGCCCACTACAATCGTTGTGTCAGTCTTATGGAAGGACTCAGCGACGACAGGTAGCTTGGTAATGAAGTTACGTTCAACACTGAACCCTACACCAGTACCGCACATAAGTACGTACATAAGCTCGTCAAAGCTACGTGGTGAGTCAATGGCTAGGTAACTACAGTTAAAGCCTGCTACGTTGTCCTTGTCCAAGGCTACACCGGCAGTCATAAGACAGCGCATTGACGGCATAACTTCTAGGTTGTAGATAGCGTTATACAGTTTCTTCGACACTTTGCTATCAATCTGTCCACGTTCTGCCCAAAAATCGACATATCGTTGTACTGTCTCCTCCCACGTCTCACGACGGCCTTCCTCTTTAATCCAGCGCGCGTAACGTGACTTGTGTATGAACTGTTGGTATTTATCCATTAATCTTCTTCCCTTGTTGGGTTATAGCCTGCGGCCTTTAAAAAGTATTCAAACTGCTCGTACATCTCTGGCAATGTAATGTCTCTGTCGTGTATGACTAAACTAAGTGTGGTGTTTGGAGAGGCACCTAACTCACAATCATAAGGGTGGGCGATGAACTCGTAGCTAACTTTTCTTTGTGTTGTCATCTTGTTTCTTCTCCTTGTCCTTGTTCTTCTTACCGAAGATAGCGTCATAATTGTTCTCGTACTTCTTCTTGTCAGTAGGGCGCACTGCTGAACCCTTACCGCCGTGTGTCTGCCCTTGTGCCATTATTTACCACCTCCGCAACCTTCTGTGTCACAAACAGGAAAGTTCTGACAACCTAAGTGTTCTTCCTCGATGTAATCATCATCACCGTACTTATGATGTACATAGAAGTTAATTTCATCTACGTCACTTGCTAGTTTTGGGGAAATAAGAGCAGAGACCTGAAGAGAAGTAAGAACATCGTTATAATCTACATCGTCTCCGAGTAACCACGCTAACTCCTGTATCGCGTTAGTTACGCTAATTATTTTCCAAGTTGCTATGTTAAGTGCCATTACTCTATCTCCTCGGTCAAACGTGCTAAGTACCACTGAGCCTTCTGTAAATCTTCTACAGGCTTACCCTTGTAGTCATAACGCCAGAGGTACTTCATAGCATTACCCTTGAGGTAGCCTTTGAACTCTGTGTCGGACATACTAGCTTTGATAGCCTCGATACACTCTATGGAACCTGTGTTGTAATGTACTGGGCTTTCTACAGGGTCATAATCAGTCAGCCACTCGTCGTTCTCCATCTCTAACTGCTGCTCTTCCTCTACCAACGCCTTGTACCTTTTTTCATACTTTAGTCTATCCCACATCTCTGGTGTTGCGTCATTAATGCTCATAGCTATCCTCTCTATATCTAATCAGTCTATCTTCAAATGCTTCTAACAGTTCCTCACTGTTAATCTCTAGCACTTCCAGTACCATTATCTCGTCGTGGTCGCGTAGGAACTGTTCCTTGTATTCTTCAAACGACATCTTATTTATCCCTCACATACTTTAGTAATTCCTTAGTAGTCTTTACAGTGAAGTGAGCAAAGCCTTCCTTCTCGCACCACTGTCCCATAGTCATCTTACTGCCCTTACGCACCTTCTTGTACGGGTCTGACAAGACAAACACTAACTCCCACTCTGGCATTGAGTCTCGGATGGAGGTGTACTTTTGTGTGTCTCCTACCCTGAAGTAACCCTTAGCCTCAATTAGTATCTTCTTACCGTCATGTACAAAGTCCGGTACGTACTTCCTGTGTATAGTGTAGGGCAGTCTGTACGGTTCGTATTCAAACTCTTTGTTGAGTTGGTCATATAAAGCTGACTCTAAGCCTGACCGGAACCTACCATTTTTCTTATTCTTACTCATTTGATTTTCAGCTCCTGTACGTTTGGCTCTTTGACTACCTTACACAAGTACTTTGGTGCGTAGGAGTAGTTGAACAACCGTAGGTCAGGATAGCAATGCTTTTTGTATTGACAGTAAGAACAACCCATTGCTAACTTCATGTTACCTGACTTGCCTTCCGGCTCCGGCTGGTGACATAAGTAGTTAGGTTCTGGTTTGTTTACCATCTCCTTCAAGTGCTTCACCCTATCAACAATCGTACCGTCAAACTCTATAACCCCTGCAACCTTTGGGTCGTTCAAGTCGTACTTCAAGAACGTAAGATGTCCGTTGGTCTTGTCCATCGCCAGCCAACCAATCTCTGTAGCACCTTCCGAGTGGGCGTAGGCTTTAATCTGGTCAACGTAACCGAAGGGGTCGTCGTTCAGTATCTTACCTTCCTTAAACTTCTTAAACCCAAAACTACTGGCTGACTTAACGTCGGTAACTACACCGTCAATCTTACAGTCCATTGAGCCTCGGATACCTTCCACCTCACAACGCTTCTGCTCGTCGGTTACTGTGTGCCCTGCCATACGTGTTAAGAATAACAGCATCTCTTCAATTAGATGTCCGTACATAAACTTAACGTACGTGTGTGGCTCTAGCTCTTCCTTCTCTGTACCTGCGACTACGTTCCAAAGGTAACGGTCTGTGCGTCCAATGTTAGACAACCTTAGCGTCCGTTTGTCTTGTCGCTTCTCCCTGCCGAACTCAGTACGCATTAAGTCCTTGACTGCTTCACCGAACTTCTCAATCTCAGCCTCAACGTCTACTGCTGGGTCAGCGTCCTTTGTCTCCATCATCTTGTAGATGTCTTTAACTAACGTCTCAGTCTTTTTCATTTTCCAATTCCTTGAATGCTTTGATTACATCCGTTGAGAATAGCTTCTGTAAGTTTACCAAGAACATCCGGCTTGCGTTGTTGTCGCCGCCTGATACTGTTCTGAACGTATCCAAACCGTTTACTATCTTCTTCAATACCTTTGTATCAAACACCAAGGTACAGTACTCATCGTCCCCTATGCACAGGTTATGGAACCAGTAGTCCGACTCCGTGGCTGCTATGCCCGAAGGCTTACCCCATGACTGGTACTCAATGCAAATGTTACCAGTCTTCTGCCACATATCCTTCTCGGACTTAACTTCTATCTTCTTGTTCTGTAACATGTCGGCTATCTTGTCTTCCCGTACCTCGCCGTATGCCAAGTCTAAATCAAACTTCTTCCTATCCGCTTTGTTAGGCTTCATGTTATTCTCTCCGTTAATGTTATATAGGCTTTTGCCGCTGTCTGAGGCACTACTCCGTTACCCAAGAGTCTAAGCCTGTCCACCCTGTGGGAACCCCCATCAACCACTCTACCCACTCTGGGTTCAGTCGGCCACTTGAATGTGGCAATCCATCTGCTTGTGTTGCTGCCGCTGTCAAGCTCGGCGTGTTCCTTGTGTACTCCGCTGGGTATGCTCCCTCCTGTCCCAAGTGCGCTGTCGGTGTAGGCCAAATTTTTTCTCTGTGAAACACTACCGCTGTCAAGCCGTTTTGATGATTGTGTCTCATTTGCTTGTTTGCTTTGTCTGAGTCTTGTGTTGTCGGAGTTGGCCAAGATATAGACTCTTTTTCTTTGGTGCGGAGCATCGACTTCACGCGCTGAGAATATTCCCCACGCTGCTCTATAACCATCTTCTTCCAAGTCGCTGACAACTGTAGAGAGTCCAAGCGAGACGTGTCCTTCGACATTTTCGAAGAAGCACTGAACAGGTCTAATTGCTTCGATGTGTCGCCTGATATGCGGCCATAAGTGTCTGGGGTCGTCTTC